CTAAATACTTCATAAAGTCATACATACGTTGTGCGCCTTTATTGACATTACCATTACCCATATTTCTTACAGCATCTGCTGTAAATACGAATTCGTTATTAGATAACATAGCTGGGATGTCATCTGCTTTTTCTTTTACACCAACTGGAGGAATAAATCCACCACTTTCTCTAAGGTCTAATTCTGTTATTCCTGCAGGGTTTTGATTTAAAGGTAAATTCATGATCCCTGAAGCCTGAATCGCTTTATCTTCTGGTGTTCCCATAGCTAAACCTACTCTGCCTCCTGTAGCAAAAGAACCTGATTCTTGTACATTAGTATATCCAGGACCTGCTGTATATTCAGATACATCTCTTTCAACTTGTTGTGCAATAGCTGCTTCTTCATCTTCTGCATCAGCAAAAGTTCTTTGATTTCTATATGCATCAGCTAATTTAGTTCTTAAAGCTCCAACGTTTCTTGTAATACCTTCTGGATCACCTTCTTCTTGCGCTTGACCTAATACTCCACCTAATAAAGAACCACCTGCAAAAACAGCTGCAGTTTTACCTAAATCACTCATTGCTTTAAATTTATCTACACCTGTTGAAAGAAATGATGGTAAACCAAACATAGCTTTACTACCACCAAAAAATGTGCTAGCTCCACCTTTAATTAATGCAGGTGCAAAATTCAATGCAGCTAAAGCTAGCATTGGATTTTCTTTAACTGTACTAGCAATACCTTTAGCAACTTTTTTAATACCGCCTGTGATACCTTTTACAGTACCTTTAAGAGCATCTCCAACACCTCCAAGAAAATAACCTTGTCTAGGTGCGACGTTCATTATTCCACCACCTCTTCTTAATTGTCTGGGCATCTGCATTCTAGAAATTGGCATAGTTCCTTATCTTATTTTGTTTTTCCAAATAAATCAAGCTTTGGCATCTTAACTAATACATCTCTTTGTACATCTTCTTTAGGTATATTAGCTGCTTTTAAAGCTTCTTCATCCTTATAAATCTCACCTGTTTTCTTGTTTTTTAATGTTACTATTACTTCTGCTGGTTCTACCAATGGTACATCTTCACCATTTATTTTTAAGTACTCTATGTCTTTTGTCATGTTTCTCCTATTCTCTACTTAATTCTAATAATGATATAGCTGCACTTATACCAGCTGTATCTGAAGTTTCAATCTTCAACACATCTGACTCTTCTAATATAATAGGTCCTTGGGCCATGTTGCATATAGTCGAACCTGTGATACTTGCATAAGCTATTTGATAAGTCGTTGATGCTGATGAATCTGTAATATGTACTTTAACTACTTTAGATCCTGATTCATTAGTTACTTGTATATTTTGTATAATAGCTCTTGCATCAGATGGAGCTGTATAGATAGTCTCCTGACCTGTAGTTGTTGGATCATAGAATGCGTTTATATATTTATTTGCCATTAGCTTAAATCATACCATTTTAATGTGCCAACTACATCATCGTTTGCTGATGCACCTTTAGCACAAAGTGTTAATGTATCAGATGTTCCTGCAATAGTTTGTCCTATTTGATAAGCAAAAGCAAAATTACCTGACTGAGCTGCAGTCACTAATGATGTGCCTTTACCTGATAAATAAGATTTACCAATTACAGTTCCACCTGTAATAGTTTTAGTTCCATCTAAATCATATTCTACATTATCATCATAACTTGTATATGAAAATGAAGATGATGGAGTAGCATTTAATATTAATTGTAATTCAAAATCAGAGTTAGATACAGCAGCTGATTCAAAACCTGATGGTACAATTACTGCATAAGGTCTACCAGATTTAATTCTTATTGTTGCTAGATTATAAAGTGTTCCAGCAAGTGTTAAATTAACACCACCTAATGATGCTGTTCCTATCATTTTTCTTGTACCTTCTGGAGCATAACCACCTTCAATCATACAAGTTGAACATATTTGTTGTAGAACCGCAGATCCTGATAAAGTATCAGTTGCTTCTATTTCATATCTTATAGGTAAGTTTGCAGTTTGCATATAAACAGTTGTTAAACTATTTGCATTTTTAAAAGTATGACAAACAATAAATTGTCCATCAATAACAAAACCAACTCTTACAGCACCAACACCTAACCATTCCATATCCATCCATAAAATATTAGCTTTGGTTTCATCTAAAGTAAAACCACTATCTCCAGTGCCATCTAATTTATCACCATTCCAAGATGATTGTGCAACTTCAGTATCTACTGCAGATCCAGATGTATAAGTACGTCTTACTATATTTAAGGTAGATCCTTCTTTTTCAAAAAAGATTCCATTGTTTCCATCAAACATTCCAATACGTTGTCTTAAATTTGCATCATCTGCTGCCATAACAAATGTGTTTAAACATAATAAAGATTTACCTGGTTGATAAGACATAACTCTTTTTGATTGTCTAATAACCTTATCTCCACTTGCAGTTGTTACATTTAAATTAACTGTAGATTTATTTGCTGTATAAGTAACTGTTCCTGATCCTGTTAATGATTCATCAAAGAGATTATTCTTTGACATAGTATTTTTAGAATCAAATATAGTAAGAGGATTAGATACTCTTTGTCTTCCAAAAGCATCTGTACCTGTTCCACCAGGTGTAATAATTACGTTACTTGGTTCTGTATTGACATTATTACAAGACATTAACAACTCCTGTACTGATTATTAAACCATGCAAATCTTTGTTGTTCTTCTCTAAGGTCTTGTTGAAATGTAGAATTTAATTTTTCAATCAATGCATCAAGGTCTCTAATTAAAGAGTCTGCATTCTTTTGATTATATTCTTTGTCCGGTCTTGTAAATACTAAGGTTACTTTTGCCATTATGCTAATCCTGTTATTAAACCAGCTTCATTTTTCTTTTTTTCCAATTCTTCTAATTGTTTATTTTGTTCTTCAGTATTCATTCCTAAATCTTTTCCCATTTTTAAAGTATCATAAGCTCTTTGTTCAACTTGATTTAATTTAGCTACTGCATCTTCAAATCCAGTAAAATCATAATCTTCTGGATTAGCACTTGGAACTGAATATTCAATACCTGTATCATCTATTTGACCCGGTGGGTTTATAAAATCAGGTACAGTAGGAATATTTATACTAGGACTAAAACTTGTATCACTTATTTTCATATCAGAGTAAGCGTCACTTAATACCGGATCAACTCCAAATAAACCTAATCTATTATACTGAGACATATCATCATACATACTTTTAGGTTTGTATTTATCAATAGCGCTACCAATCATACTTCCTATAAATGGAACACCAGTTATCAAACTAGCTAATCCTCCAAGTATTCTTCCGCCTATACCTGGTTTAACATCTCCTGTTCTTGGATCTGTAAATTGATATTGTCCTGCCCCTTGATTAAAAGTAATATCTGGTTTACCAAAAAAACTTGTACCAAAGATTCCTGAACCCGGTCTCGTGTTATAAACAGACCTATAACCTGATGGAGCTCTAGAAAAAAATCCACCTATTCTATCCAATAATCCAGGCTGACCAAATGATTTATATGCTGATCCAATATATTTCATTTTACCACCTGGACCAAAAGCATATTCAGGAACAGCACCTCTTGCAATATTACCAGATCTATAAGTATCTCCAGTTGAACTAGTAGCAGTAGTTCCTGTGCCTGTCATCATTTTATAGTAGTTTGTATCTTTATAAGATGAAGAACCTCCACCACCTTTTCCAGAAGAATCCCCAGATTTTCCGCCTGTTGATGAACTAAAACCACCAAGATCACCTTGTAATGACATAATACCACCAGGTCCTCTATTTGGTTTACCTTTTAAAGATCCATATAAGTTTGCATCTAATAATATTTTTTGTTCTTTAGGAGTAATGTAAGCTAGTTCAGCTACTACGTGATCTGGATCTGATAACCATTTTTTAGGAACAGTAACCGTTTCTTGTTTACCAAGATAGTTAGGACCACCGCCTTGATTAGCTGGTTTAATATTTTTCTTTTCTGATTCAGTTAATCGTTTGTCTTTATATAAAGCTTTGTCTATTGCCATTATCTTCTTCCGTCTGGTTGAATATCTAATTTAAACGTGCCTAGTTTCCAACTTTGAGATGAACCTGTATTAGCTATCTTTAATGACATAGCTCTACCTCTAGCACGTGTATCTACCTTATCAGTAGATGATGTAATTGTAAAGGGGCCAAGTGAAGAACTTGCATAGTTATCATTAGGATAATTACGTAATTGCAATGTTACTTGTGTGTTTCCAGTTTGTGATAAAAAGTCAGGAACAAATCTTCTGACTTTCATAATGTATTCACCATCACCTCTTAAATCAGGCATTCCTGTTGCTTCACCCGTCATACCTCTTCTTGCAGATATATCAAAGTCTCCGGATTCAATATTCGATTGTATAGCTGTTACACTTGCTCCTTGAACTTGATCAGTTCCTTTTTCATGTTCATAGTAAATAGTTGATCCATCAGTATTACCTACAACATCATAAGAAGCATCATCGTCTGCACTATAGTAAGTTGCATGTGGTAGTCCAAATACAGCTGAATCTTCCCAAGTAGTTCTAGCTAAACTTCCTGTTGTCCAAATAGGTCTTTGAGGCGTTGACTCCATATAATTATAAGTAACACATCTATCAACAATTGTAGATCCTGAAGAACAATAGAACCAAGTTATTTCTCCATACAAATTATTTAATCCAGCATTAATTAATTGTGATGCTGTAGTGTTTAAATCATTAAATACATAGTCTTCTACTAAACAAACCATAGTTTCAAGACCTCCTCTATATCTAAAGAATCCATTTTCTGAAAACCAATAAGCTGCACCATCAACTTCTATTGCTGCACTTTCACCGATCAATCCACAGTTTGTACCTACTTGAGTAAAACCAAAAGTAAATGGAGCACCAACAAAACGCATTATAAATAAAGATGTATCAGTCCAAACATAAATAGCATCTCTACCTCTAACAGCTCCTACAATTCTTGATCCATCTGATAGTCTTTGTGTACCTGCAGTATTAACAGAAGTTGGAGCATATGTATTAATATCTTCTTGATTAGAAAATCTTATAAACATCAAATCTTGTGTAGTCGGATCACCAATAGTTGTTTCAGTACCAAAGAATACTAAGTGTCTATCCGGTGTAGATACTAACATTTCTCTAGATGCAGTAGGTGCACCCGCTATGATAGTTGCTCTTGTTGCTGTAGCGTTTGTTGCATTTGAATCCCATTCAAAACATGCGCTATCATGAATTAGTGCAATTACTTTTGTACCAAAATTATCAATAGACCATAAACCAGGATCAACCACAAAGTCTCCTGATGCCGCTTCACCCCATCCAATATAATCAGATGTATTTGTAACAGTATCTCCACTAGTATGAGAAGCTGCTGTTGTTCCTCTAACTCCTCTTGTTACACCGGTTAATGTATTACCAGTAATACCTGTGTATGAAATTTCCTCACTATTAATTTGTACATAGTTAATCCCTGAAGTCGGAAACAAAGAAGCATCAGTTAATACAATCGTAGTTGTTGTATCATTAATACTTCCATTTAAAGTGGTTTGAGCTTCTCCAGATACTGTTCCACCCCATTGACCTAATCCATAACCAAATCCCGGTAACTGTTGAGCAGGTCCAACTGACCAATAATGTTGTACTCTAATACCACCTGATGTAGTTGCACCTGCACCTGTTTCAGCTGTAGGCATTGTAATAGTTATTGTTGTAGATGATGGCACAGATGTAACCATAAATTTTTTGTCATCAAAATCTGCTGCTGTATAATCTGATCCAGTAATTGCTGTAAAGTTATCTAGAAGAACAATATCTTGTGCATTGATTCCATGATCTGTACTAAATGTAATTGTAACAGATGCTGAACCATTTACAGTTGTAAAAGCACTTGTTAAAGTAGTTGTCGTTTTGATTGGATGTATGTCATAGAATACACCTCCAGTGTATGCATATAAAATTCTGTTTGTTCCAATGATTGCGTATTTAGTTCCAATATTATTAACTAAATGATGCAGGGCTCTGGCTGCACCCGTTAATTTATTTTCACCTAACTGTGCCCAACCACCTATCTTTTCAGGTGTGCCATATCTAAAACGTACATTATCACCACCAACCCATTGTCCTTCAGCTGTGGTTTCTGTAATCTGTTTATTGAACCCTGGTTGAAAACCTATTTTTTGTAGCATATGACTCCATTATAATACTATTTTACAAATGATGGTAGTCCTAGCATAGGTCTGCCATCAAACTTGTTTTTATCAGCAAATGGGCCATTTACATGATTATAATGTAGAAATACCTGGCCACAAATGTTTCCTTCAAATGGCTCTCGCCAATGTTCTAGGTCACAGCCACTATATACTAACATATCTCCCACATCAAGTAATACCTTTGTGCCTGCTGGAGCATTGGGTTTAACAATATTTTTACGTTCATTAATAACATTATTAGCTCCTGTACCATCTATAAATATAGGCCAAGGATCACCACCTAAGTTTAAGGTACAAGATATTTCACAACTTGGTCTGTCTTTATGTCTATGTAAGCAATCCCCTTTTTTATAAGCTCTTGCATAAGAATAAGTTGGAATTAAATCTAAATTGGTGTGTTGTTTCATAACCGGTAACATCTTCATTAACAATGTATCCATTACAAAATCACCATAACAAGAAAAGGTATTAGGGATCTGTTGATCAGACCAAGTTCCTAATATTGGAGATTGTGAATGTAAATTGTTTTTATACATAAATGCTGTTGCATCTCTTTTAAGTAAAAAGTAATTCAATATAAAATTAGATAATTCATAACTAGCTGCATTTTTAATTACTTGATATTTCTGTTGTTGAAATGTCATAATGATAAATCCTTTCCATCTTTATGTTTAGTTATATATTTACTGGTTGCATTCATTAAAGTATCCACTTCTTCATCAGGTACAATCTGTATTTCATATTCTTCTATTCCAAGTATACAACCTGCAATAAATCTTCTCATACCCATACACAGTCTATATTTACCGTCTTTTTCTGTGCAAATCAAAGGATTAATAATTCCATTCTTTTCAATGTCTGCTTTTAGTTTTTTCCATTTTTCATTTCTAGTTTGAAGCATTCTTCCCTGTTCTGTTTGTAAATGCTTTTCTCTAAATACTATTTGATCTTTATGTACTTTCATTTTATGCAATACCAAGAAGCAAAATTTTCTTTTGTAAATTGTAATTCTATATTATTGTTAGCTGCAAACTTATCTACTTGTTCTACAGTTTTTGGCCAACTTTGAACTGAATAATCGTGTCCTGCAAATATACCACCTTTTTTAACTTTGGGCCACCATTGATTTAAGGTACGACCATCATCTTGTCCTGTGTGTGCATAGCCATCTATATATATAAAATCAAATATTTCATCTTTAAATAAATGCACTGCTTCTTCAAAAGGCATTTTTAAAATAACACTTCTTTCTCTATGTGGACTTAACATACTAGCTGCATTTACATATTCTTGATAAGTGTGATGATCATTCCATCTATCAATTGAAAATAAAACTTTTAATGAAGATGTATTTAATAGGTGATTTGAAAAATGACCTGTAGCAACACCAAGCTCTACACCATAACCATTTAATTGTTTATCTTTTAATAATTGTCCAAATTGTTTTCTATCTTCAATCATACAAACATACCTTTCTGTAAAAAGTTAAATGATACCGATATTCTTATTTCATTCGATTCATTAGGATCTACACAATGCATTAACCAAGATGGAAACATAATGAGTCTACCATCTATAGGTTCATATTGAGCTTCTCTATAGAGTCTTGGTGGTAATTGTCCTTCTTTTTGTATTGGTCGTACCATAGAAGCTGAAGATCTTGGATCATCTACTTTTAAATGTCCACAGTTCTTTGGAGCTTTTACATAATAGACACCAGACCATAATGAGTTTGGATGTTGATGAGCTCTATTCATTCCTCCTGGAGGATTTATATTAGCCCACATATTACCTAAGAAAGGCTCACTTGCTAAATGTTCTTGATCGTAAATAGTTCTTTGAGCCTCGTATAACATATTTACTAAATTTTTATATTCTGGTCTTAAATGCATATCGGTTGTTGAGTGCCAACCTTTTACATTAGTTCTAGTTACACCTTTATCTTGATTAGACCAAGCCATAATATCTCTTTCCAAATCTTTATTTAAAGTTGGATGTTTTATATCTGCAATATAAATAGGTGTTGGAAAATGTAATTCTCTAAACATTATCTTAACGGTGTTCCTCCAAACCACATTACAAGTGATTTTCTATTTCCTTTAATAACTGGTTTTACTCTATGTCTTACAAATGATGCAAAGAAAACAATTTGACCTTGTTTTAATTTTGCAACTTTACCTTCTGACATTATTTCTAAATCTCCACCTTCAAATTCATTCTCTGGAGAAAGTAGGCAAGTCATAGATATTTTTCTAACTGGTGGTTCGTGTGCAAAATTAGTATCTGAATCTATATGCCAATCATAAAATCCACCTTCAGGATATTCTGTATATTGTGCTGGTTCAGTTAATGTCATTCCATCAAATCCAAAATGATTTCTATTTGTTTTTTGCATTAATTTTTCTATGTCTTTATACATATCCAACATTTTCTTAAATGGAATCCAACTAATATGCGATGTTCTAGTTTTAGTATCAACTACACCACCTGCTTTACTATCAGAGCCTACTTGCCCTGGTTGTGGTGGTTCAGCACGTCCTGCTTCAATAATCATTTTACATTGTTCAGGTGTAAATATTGGCCCCGTTGTTTCAACAACGTACGATTTCCAACGTGGTTCTGTTATCATATTGCTCCTCTATTTTTAATTGGGTCAAACTGTACATCACAGTTTGCAGCTAACGTTCTTCTTGTTTCATTAGTTCCATTGAATGGATACACACAGTGTCTCATATCATATGGAAATACATAAAAATCTCTTAACTCCATTGGTGGCTGATAATCTATTTTTGCAAACTGACCATTACTTGCACCTAGTATTTGGAGTCTTCCATTTTGTGGTACTTGGTCATTAGAATATTCTACACCATAAGTGGATGGTAATTTTAAAACCATTACCGATGATAGACCAGTAAATAAAGTCCCTCGATGAATGTGTGCAGGATTATACTCGTGCTGTTTCATTTCATTAACCCAAATAGAATTTAAATGTAACTCATAATCTCTAATTTTATTGAATGATAAATAATGTTTAAATATTTCTAAAAAATAGTTTGTGACATCTCTTGGTAATATATTATGTCTTTTTACCTTCGATTCATCATTACCATTATAAAACAATGAATGTTCATTTTGTATTTTACCAACTAATTGTCTATTAGCAGGATATAAATTATGAAAATTACTTTCATAAATATGATTGATTGAATGAAATATATCTAAAGGTACTTGATATTTTAATACGGATTGACCTAGAAATACAAAATCAAAATTAATCTTTTGGTTTGTCATGTTGCGTTAATTTCTCTTGCTCTTTATAGCTACTTTCTAATTCACCAGATTTCTTAATTCTTTGCAACGATTGTAATTGACCTAAGATATTAAACTTCTCAGACTCAGATGAGTTCTCAGTTAATGTTTTAGCTTTCTCATAGTATTGTAATCCATAAGATTCTAATTGATGTTGGTTAACATCTTTATCATTAAATGATCCATCATTAAATTCTTTCTTTAATTTAGACCACATTTTGATTTCTCGCATTCTATGTTTTGCAACTTTTTCCATAGATGCTTTGGCAAATCTACATTCATCTAAATCTATTTCGTATTTAGTTCTTTTATATTCATCTTCTTCTTTATCTATTTTCTTTTCTAACCAAGTAATTTTTGCTTCGTTTCTTCTATAATCAAATGACAACGTCATAAGGTTATCTAAATAAGATGATTGTTCTCGAACACACTGCCAGTATTTTGCAGCTTTAGTTGGGTATCGGTTATCTTGGAGTACCGAAAATCTTGCTTCGGTTTCTGTTCTGAACATTTGTTTTTTAGTCCAGGTATCTCTTAATTCATCGACCATACCTTTAAAGTCGGTTAAATCTTGTGGCTCTAATAAATTATTTAAGTGAGCTTCTTCTTGTTGAATTACTTCTTTTACGTCTTTTTTATTAGTCATCTTTAATCCTTTATGTGTTTTGTATTTATATATCTTATTTAAAAGATATTACAAGGCTTAACTGTCTGTGAAAGTAACTGTTGTTGGAGATCCTGCACCTAACCAATCATAAACAGTGTCTATAGACCCAGGTACTCCTGATTGTTGTCCACCTACACTTAAACCAGAACCTGTTGTTCCATTGTTTCCGTAAGATTGTTGTCTAGTCGCTGTAGGTAAATCTGCAACTTCTGTCCAAGCAGTACCATTCCATTGTTCTGTTTTCGCTGTAAAATCCACAACATTATCACCACCCCCAGCACCTAAACAATCAGTATTACTATTTCCTAATGTTTGAAGAAGTCCTGAACCAGCATTCATAGCTGTGGTTGCTGTCCAACTCGTTCCATTCCAAGTTTCATTGTTAGTTTTATAAGGAGGCCCTCCACCAAAACATAATGCTGCTGTTGTATCAGCTCCTGTTCCTCCTGGGTGTGTATCGTGTGTAGTGCTTAAATTATTAACTTCTGTCCAAGTAGCACCATTCCAAATTTCATTGTTAGAACCAACTGGCCCAGGCCCACCTCCAAAACCCATACAATCAGTGTAAACTTGTCCTGCTGATCCCATATCACCTCTTGCAGTATTCATAGATGTACCTGCTGTCCAACTTGTTCCATTCCAACTTTCAACTGCATTAGTAAAAATTCCATCTGGTGGATATTTTCCACCATAAATTAAAGCTGCTGTTGTAGTTCCAGCCACACCTGTATTATATCTCCCTGTATTTATATCATTAGTTTCCGTCCAAGTGGAACCATTCCAAAGTTCTGTATTAGTAAAAGTATTATATAATGGAGGGCCAGTAATACCACCTGCTATCATCATATCTGTGTAAGACCCTGTTCCAGGAGCGGTCATTCTAGCTGTATTTATACTAGTGCCTGTAGCCCAAGCTCCAACAGTCGTAGCACCTTGACCTTTAACCACATTCGATGTTGAGTTATACCAAACTTGTCCTTGAACAGGATTCGCTGGATCCGATGCTAAGACCTCGATATTAGTTCCAAAAATTTCTTTATAACTTGCCATAATTAACTCGATGTTATTGTTTTAGTTAATGGAACACCTCCACCTGTCCATTCTTCAGTTGCTGCTGTATCACCTGGAGTTCCACCACCATAAGTTATTGAAATAGAATTTCCTCCTCCTTGATTGCCTCCGCCTTGAGCCATTTCATTTCTAGCAGTATTTAAATCTCCATCTTCTGTCCAA